GCACGGGCGGCCGCGGTTCGCGGCTGCTGCCCTGGAACTGGTTTGCGCCCGACCACGCCACCCAGCTCGACACCGCGCAGCACCAGACCGGCGAGGCCGAGGACCGCCTGGTGAAACAGGCGCAGATCGAGAACGCCAAGACCATCGAGGCCTTGCGCGCGGCCCCGGCCGACAATCGCGCCGTGCAAGTGGCCCGCCGCACGGCCGACAACGCGCAGCAGCTACTCGACCGCGCCACCGGCACGATCCGGGCCGAGGACCTGCTGGCCCTGCGCGAGACGGTGAAGAACCTGCTGAGCGAGAACGCCGACCTGCGCGCCACGGGCGAGCGCCAGCAGGCCAGCGCCGAGCAGACGCAGGCCAAGCTGGCCGGTGCCCTCGACGCCGCACGCGAGCGCGAGACCAAGCTGACCGAGAAACTGCAGGAGAGTGATCGACGTTACCAGGCCGAGGCCGAGAAGCACCGCCGCCTGTGGTTCTATGTTTACGCCATCGCGGGCACGTGGATTGCCCTGCAGCTGCTGGCCGGCATCGCGCGGTTCTACCCAGCGCTGGCCCCCGTGGCCCGCATTGCCGGCATGGTGAGCGCCCCGGCGGTGCAGGCCGGTTACGAGCGCCTCACCCACGCGGTGGGCAACGCTATTTCCGACGCCGAGAAGCTGAGCACGAGCGCCGCGGACATGCTGCGCCAGCATCTCGACGGACCGATGGACGCAGGGGACCAAATCGTGATCCGCGAAAAATACCTGAAAGCGCCATGACCATCGACCTGAACACCCTCATCAGCACCGCGATCCTGGGCCTGACCGCTTGGACGCTCTACACCGTGCACAACATGGCGACCAAGGCCGCCGCCGAGGAAGAGAAGAACAAGGCGCAGGACGTGCGGATTGACGAGAACCGCGCCCGCATCATCGAGGCCGAACAGAAGATCGGCCAGCTGCAGGTGGACGTGGCCGGCATGGAGGGACACCGCCAATGAGCCAGCACTACCGCGACACCTGTTTCCTGGGCGAGCCGAAGCCGGCCGACATGGACAACAACGCCCACGGCGTGGAGAGCGACGGGGACATTTTCGAGAATTGCACGTTCGACGCGAACGGAGCGAGCGAGGCGCTGAAGGCCTCCCTGAAATGGGACGTGGAAGTGATCGGCGGCCGCAGCATCGGCGGGGTGGAGGACTGCCACGACTACGTGCGCGGCGGCAACCTGAACGTGCGAGGCCACACGTTCATCCGCGGCAAGGCCCAGCGCGACGTGACCATCAAGGGCGGTTATCGCAACGCGAATTTCCTGGAGTGCCCCGGCCTGCGCTGGATCGGCGCAGGCGACTACACGAAATATGACGCCTTTGTTTTGACCGAGGACGGCCGCAAGCTGAAAGCCTCGCCGTTCAAGTGCTGCCGGCCACCCGTGCGCGGTGGCCACGTGAACGTGGCACCAGGCCAGCCCAAGGTGTGGGTGATGAACTTCCACACCGAGCCGTGGACCGGCGACGTGCGGAACATCCGCCTGCCCATCCTGCACGGCTTCGCCGTGGCCATCTACTTTTGGGCCAGGGCGACCTTCTTCAAGGAGAAGCACCCGATGCCCGAGGCCGCGCACAAGCTCGACCCCCGCGAAATCTGACCATGCCGCTCTACACCTACGAAGACCTGAAGACCGGCGCACACACCGTGCGCATGGTGCCGATTGCCGAGCGCGACAAGCAGCCCGGCCAGAAGCGCGTGCTGGAATTCCCGACCGCCCAGCTGGGCATCGCGGAAAACCCGCACACCCAGGCCTACGGAATCCGCCAAGGCCTGCGCGAGATGGAAGAGAAATACGGCGGCCGCGAGCTGCAGCGCCAGCTGGGGCCGGGCCTGAGTCTGAAGCACGTCAAACAAACCTGGGAGGGAAACTAACATGGGCGACCTAGCCACACTGCCGACATTCCAAGCAAGTCCGACCGCCTACACGCACACGGACCTGAACGCCATTTTCCAGGCGCTGACCATCGCGCCCGGCGCAGTGACCTTCAGCAAATTCCAAGCGGTGGCCACGGCCGTGATGCTGGGCCGCCTCACCGCGGGCAACGGCAGCGTGGAAGCGCTCACCGCCGCGCAGGCCCGCCAAGTCATGGAACTGGGCACGGCAGCATTGGCGGCCACTGGAGACTTCGACGCCGCCGGCACGGCCGCCGCCGCCGCCGCCGCCGCACAATCCGCGGCCATCGCGGCCTCATGCCAGCGAGCATCAAACCTGTCGGACGTTGCGGATGTAGCGACGGCCCGCGCCAACCTTAAAGTGCTCGGCCTATCACTGGCCAGCAACCTAGCCGGCGCAATCAACGTGACGCTCGCAGGAGCGCTGGGGGGAGATGTGGTATTCAACGCGGTGGGCGCACCAACTGTGGACCTAACCGCCGGCACGTGGCTGCTCGCCGGCAGTGTCGGCGCGCGCACCAGCGACGTGAATGACACGATTTGGGCGCAGTTTTGGAATGCCAATGACGGCGTGGCCTTTGGTGGTGGTGCCGCACAGTCCGTGGGTGCCGCACTCGACCGGCAGGACTTGGATGTGGTCGGTATCATCACAGTGGCCTCCAACAAGACGATTTACTTCAAGGTGTTTCGTGCCGGTGCCAGCACCTTGGACGTGGGCAGCGCACCAAACGGCCCGGCAGGATTCATCCAAGCCCTGCGACTGACCTACTGACCATGACGAACCTAGCCAACGCCAGAGTGGCCGCTTCCAATCTCTACAACGCCACGCGCGAGCTGGCGCTGAAAGCCAAGGAGCACGAGCTGATGGGCACCAGCCATGACCTGCTGCAGCAGCTCGTGAACGATGCCGAGCAGCACGCCGCCGAGATGGAGCAGAAGGACAAGACCATCGAGGCGCTGAACAACGTGATCCGCGAACTCGAGAAAAAGCCGGCCGCCGCGGCCGCACCGGAGGGCAAACAATGATCCTGGGCGAAATCGTAAGCTATGCCTGCGGCAAAGCCGGCCGCAGTGACGACTCATTCAAGGCCAAGGTGCGCACCTGGGCGAAGCTGCGCCGCGACATGGTTTGGCAGCAACAGCTGTGGAAGGATTCGCTGGGCATCTACACGAAGGCCGTGGCGGCCGCGCAATCCACCATCTACCTGCCGGCCCACCTTGAAAAGATCGTAGCCGCCAAGCATGGCACCACCACGCTGCTGCCCGTTGACCAGGTGTTCCTGTTCAACGATGACCCCGGCATTTGGGACCGGGCCGGCACGCCGCTGGAATTCAGCCGGCCCGCCGCCAGCGGCATCGCCGTGGCGCTGCCAACCAACGGCGAGAAGGTTAACCTCGTTTCCACCAACGCGGCCGACGTGGGCAAGAAGGTTTCCATCTACGGCGAGCTGAACGGCGAAGAGGTGACCGAGCTGGTGCTGCTGAACGGCACCAGCCAGGTGCAGAGCGTGAACACCTTCACCGAAATCTGGCAGCTTTCCAAGGAGGCCACGGCCGGGCAGGTGACCGCGACCGGCGCGACCAGCGCGGCCACGCTCGTGCGCCTCGACGCCGAGCAGACCGAGAAGAGGCACCCCCGCCTGCGCCTACACGAAACCGCCGCGGCTGCGCTCACACTGGCCGTGCTGGCCAAGCGCCTTCCGCCGCCGCTGAAGAACGACAGCGACGCCACCGGCTTGCCCAGCCTCGACAACGCGCTGCTGGCCTTTGTGGCGGCCGACGCCTTGGAGGGGATGCGGCAATACGCGAAGGCGGCCGAGAAGAACAAGGAAGGCACCGCCCTGCTGGAGCGTGCCCTGGTGACCGAGGTTTACCACGAGAACAAGGGCGGCCGGCTCACGCCGACCGATTCCGTGGGCGAGGATGACAGACCCTGGGAATAAGCCATGCCGATTCTGAACAACGAGACCCTGGACGACCCGCTGATCCACGACGAAACCGTGGACTTCAGCGGTGGCGTCTATTCCAGCGCCCGCAAAAACCAGCTGGCGGTGAACATGCTGGCGAAGGGCATCAATGCCGTGATCGAGAAGAACGGCCAGCTGGTGACCCGCTGGGGCACCAACAAGCTGGGCACCGATGCGGCCTCTCCGGGCACCCGCGTGCTGGGCATGGCCTACCTCGACACCCCGGCGCTGGAATTGCTGGTGCGCGTGGTCCAAGCCGGCGGCACGGCCAAGGTGCAGAAACACGACGGCGTGGCCGCCAACGCATGGGTGGACGTGGCCGGCTTCACCCCCAACGTGAACGCGGCCGTGGAGATCGTGCCGGCCGTGGACAAGCTCTATTTCTTCAACGGCGTGGACCAGGTGCGCAGTTGGGACGGCACCACGTGGGTGACGCTGGGCAACACCGCGACCGACGCGCCGCTGGCCGCCTTTGCGGAGTGGTGCAATTACCGGATGTTCGCGGCCGGCGTGCTGGCGAAGCCGGACACCGTGTTTTTCTGCGACCTGCTGGACCCGAGCGACGGCCATTGGAGCCACACCGCGAAAAGCTTCCGCGTGGGCGGTGGCGAGGGCGACGAAATCACCGGCCTGTCCAAGTGGGTGGGCACCTATCTGGCGATCCTGAAGCGCTCCAGCCTGTGGATTGCCAACGTGGACCCGACGCTGACCCTGGGTGCGCAAATCCCGCTCGACTGTGTGCATGACAGCATCGGCTGCCTGAGCCATCGCACCGTGCGCCGCGTGGGCAATGACCTGTTTTTCCTGAGCGATGACGGCGTGCGCTCCATGCAGCAGAGCATCGCGGACAAGCAGACCAACCAGGTGACGGCCCCAATCAGCGATCCGGTGAAGGACATTTTCAACCGGATCAACAAGGCGGCCGCGAACACCGCGTGCGCCGAGGCCTTCAACAACCGTTACCTCATCGCCATCCCGGTGGACGGTGCGACCCAGCCCAACGTGGTGCTGTGCTACAATACGCTTTTCAAGGCTTGGGAAGGCTATTGGACCGGCCAGCTGCCCACCGTTTTCGTGCGCAGCTACTTTGCCGGACTGCAGCGCCTGAACTGGGGCCAGAGCGACCAGCGCACGATGCAGTGGCGCAACTGGGTGCTGCCCGCCAACGAGACCGGCACGGACTTCCAGGACGAGGGTGTGGACATCCCGACCACCTTTGGCCTGCGCAGCCACAACTTCCAGGAGCCGAAGAACGACAAGAAGGGCCTGGTGATCGAGCTGGAGTTTGACGAGAGCCGCGCCACCGGGGTGACCGTGACCGCCTACCGCGACGAGGCGAGCAGCGGCACGCTGCTGGCCACCATCAGCAGCGGCCTGAATTCCGGCATCACCTTTCCAATCACTTTCCCGCTCGTGTTCCCGCCGCAGGGCATCAAGCGCGAGCCCATCGCCCTGGACGACCTCGACCCCTTCCGCGAGCTGGCCATCGAGGTGGCGGCCCCCGCCGGCAAGCTGGCCCTGCGCAGCGCCCGGCTCAGCGCGTTCCTGGAAACCATGCCCATCGGCCGATGAACACACCCATGCCGCAACCCGTCACCGCCGTGCAGGTGGCCGCCTTTCTGAAGCGGCACCTGCGCAACGTGCGCGCGTGGCCGCGGGAAAAGATCGTGCCGTGGGTGGCGTGGTTTCTCCGGGCCGACCGCGCCCTGGTGCTCACCGATGACGCGCAGCGCATTTGTGGCGTGGCGCTGGGCCGCTTTGTGCCGGCTGTGGGCGAGGTGCACGGCCGCGGCCTCTATGACGTGCCGGCCGCCCCGGTGCTGTGGGTGGACGCCATCGCCACCAGCCACGCGGCCGCGCTGCCGCAGCTGGTGGGCCTCATGGCCATCAAATACGGCCCGCGCGAGATCGTGGCCGGCGAATGTTTTTCCCGCGATGGGGAACTGCGGATGTTCCCGATGAAAACCCTGCAACGTTTTTTCGGAGGACCTAACCAATGAGCAGCTACGAAGCGCCCCCCGCACCCGACTACGCCGCCGCCAACGTGGCCGGCGTTCAAGCCGATGCCTCAACCCTGCCGTTCAGGCTGGCCATCAGCCAGGCCGCGCAACTGGGCAAGACCTACACGGACCCCGACACGGGCAAGGTGTATGACTTCACCGGCCTGGGCTACCAGGACCAGAACGCGGCCGCCGTGGCCAACGCGCGCGACCTCATGCAGGCCGGTGCGGACATTTCCCTGGAGCAGGAGCGCAAGCGCCTGCAGGCCGAGCTGGAGCTGCTGCCCCAGTTCAACCAGCTGAACCTACAGCAGCAGCAGGCCACCATCGACCAGGCGCTGGCGGCCTCTCAGAAATTCACGGCGAACAGCTACCAGCAGAACCTCGATTTCCTGCCGAAATTCGGCCAGCTGCAGCGCGACGAGAACGCCAAGACCTTCGACCAGAACCTGGAGCTGGGCAAGAAAGGCACCTACGAAACCGCCTCGTGGCAGCAGGAGCTGCTGCCGATTCTGAACAAGGTTTATTCCGGCGCGCAGGCCGACAGCTACGCCGCGGCCGACGCGGCCGCACGGGCCGCCAACCCCGAGGCCTACGCCGCCCGCACCGCGCTGGGCCAGCAAATCGCGGCCGAGCTGGCGAAGGGCAGCGACATGACCGACGCGCAGAAGCGCAACTACACCGAGCGCGTGCGCGGTGCGCAGGCCTCGCGCGGCAACATCCTGGGCGACAGCGCCAGCTTTGACGAGGCGCTGCAGCTCACCGGCTACGGCGACCAGCTGAAGAAGGACCGCCAGGCGGCCGCCCTCAGCTTCCTGAACTCGCGCGACCTCGCGCCGACCTTCCAGACCGTGGGGGCCGTCAACCCCGTGGTGCCGAATTTCGGCGCGACACAGACGCTGAACCCGCAGGTGCCGAACCTGCAGGCGACGACCACAAGCGGGCCGAACCTGAACGCCACCCAGGTGCAGAGCAACCCGCTCGCGTTCCTCAATCCGTCCGCGGGCCAGCAGAGCACGCAATACGCGCAACAGTCTTGGCAGAACCAGACGCAAATCGCCTCGCAGCAGGTTGACCCGTGGATGGCCGGCCTGGGCCTCGCCTTCCAAGGGCTTGGCGCTGCCGGTGGCGTGGCCGGTCTCATGGCAATCTAAACCCCCTTCATCACATGAACGTTCAATCTTACCGGGCACTGTCGGATGGAATCGCGGCGTGGGGTGCAGGCGAGGCCCGCACCAAGGAGGACAAGCTGCGCAAGGAAATGCTCAAAAGGCAGGTGGAGCAGGACAAGCTGGCCGAGGACGAACGCCAGTTTAACCGCACCATGCGCACCAAGCAGATCGAGATGGCCGAGCGCGGCGAGAAGCGCGAGACCAGCAAGCTGCTGGACGAGCAGACCCGCGGGGCCATGGACGACGTGCTGAAGCAGATCGAGGCCACCCGCCGCGGCCAGGAGACGGCCGCACGGGTTGACCTGCTGAAAGCGCAGTCGGCCGCGGTTGCCGCCAAACCGCCCAGCCCCGTGGCCGCGCAGCTGGCCGGGGTGGAAGACTTCAGCAACAACTTTGCCGCGGCGCTGCAGGAGAACCAGGACGCCATGGCCGAGGCCGCCAAACTGGGCACCACCACGCCGCGCGTGCTGAAGGCGCAAATCCGCCTCTCCGCCCTGCAACAGCTGTCCGAAAGCTGGAAGAAGAACGCCGAGAAGGAACCGACCGTGGACCTGGAGTTCCCCGGCGAGGACGGCGTGAGCAAAATGAAGATGAAGGTGCCGCAAAGCCAGTGGAACCAAAACCACCCCATGTGGAGCAAGTTTGCCACGGGCGGTTCACCTTCGACTTCGACCCCGACCGGCGCAGCGCCGGCCGCCCCCGCTCTTTCCGCCCAGGACCAGCAGGCGCTGCAGTGGGCCAAGGCCAACCCGAATGACCCGCGCGCGGCCGCGATCATCAAGAAGCTGACCGGCAAATGAGCTTCGACCCCGACGCATATCTGGCCGGCCCGGCGGCCGCGCCAGCTTCAGGCTTCGACCCCGACGCCTACCTGAAAGAGCAGACCCTGACCAGCAAGGTGGGCGACGCCACCAAGCTGGCCGCACGCGGTGCGACAAGCGAAGGCCTCTATTACGGCCTGGAGGGTGCCAGCCGCATGGCCAGCTACTCGCCCGTGCAGCGTGGCGTGGAACGGGTGCAGGATTGGCTGACCGAGAAAATCCAGGGCTTCCCGCTGACCGAGGAACAGAAGGCCAGCCGCCGCAAATCCCGAGGCGAAGCCGCCGAAAAGACCGGCAGCGCGGCCTTCGACCGCGGCCTGCAGTGGTATGCCGACGCCGTGCACGAGACGCGCGACAAGATCAAGAAGGGCCTGCCCGTGGCCCCGGAGAGCGAGCAAGCGCTGTGGGGCCAAGTCTCGCAGGGTGTGGGCCAGGCCATCGGCACCTTGCCCACCTACGTGATCCCCGGCATGGGGCCAGCCACCACCGTGGGCCAGCTTTACCAACAGGGCTATGACGACGCCCTGGAGCATGGAGCGGACGAAATCACCGCGCACGATGCCGGCGTGAAGAATGTTCCGGGGGCCGCCCTGGAATACCTTTCCGACAAGATCATGATCGGCCGCGTGCTGAAGCCCCTGAAGGGCAAGCTCACCGTGGGCGAGCTGCTGAAGGGCCTCGCCATCACGGCCGCCAGCGAAGGCGCGACCGAGGCCGGGCAACAGGCTTGGCAGAACTACGTGGCCAGCTCCCTGAGCGGATTCGACCCGAACCGGAAGCTGGACGACGGCGTGATCAACGCGGCCGTGGTGGGTGCCACGGTGGGCGGCCTGGTGGGCGGTGGCGGCCCGCTGCTGAGCGAAGGCGCGCGCCGCATCGAGGAGCGCATGGACACGGGCGAGAACATCCCCGAGCGCGCCGAGGACCTGCAGGCGCAGCAGCGCCAGCTGCAGGCCGGCGACCGCGCCGTGCAAATGTTCCCCCTGGGCACCACCGAGCTGCCGCTGCCGGCCGGCATGCAGCGCGTGGAGACACCCCGCGGAATCTTCCACTTTGACCCGCGCCGCATGACGGCCGACGAAATCCTGAGCGCGTCAAAGAAGGGCCGCGAGAACGAGCTGCTGGGCCTTGGACCCTACAGCAAAGCGGAGATCCAAAAGCGCGCCGCAGCCGGCGAGCCGGTGGCCGTGGTGACCGAGCGCGGCCCGGCCGGCGAGGAATTGCGCGGCGCTGTGGCCACGCCCTCGACCGTGCAGGCGACCAAGGCCGCCCTGGAGCAGGGTAAGAGCGAAGGCAGCACCGTGCAGGTGGAACCGCTCCAGGAAACGCTCGCCAAGCGCGACGTGGCGGACGACATCGAGAGCAGCCTGCCGGACGGCGAGAGCAAGGACTACCTGCGCGGCCGCACCAAGCAGGACCTGCAGCGCCAGGCTTCCACCGAGGTGGACCTGCCGGCGCTGTGGAAGAAGACCGTGGACGCCGTGCTGGCGACCGGAGCGAGTCCGAAGGAATTTTCCGCCTTGGAGCGCAACCTGGAGCTGCTGGCCGACAAGGAGGGCAGGAAGAAGGCCGGCCTGCGCGCGAAGGTGACGCCCGAGCGCATCACGGCCATGCTGGGCAACACCGTGCTCGACGGTGCGCTGCGCGGATCGGAATTCACCAAGCTGGTGACCGCGCTCGCGCAAAGCCCGGCAAACATCGAGGCGCTGCGCTCAGAATTTCAGGCCGCCCGCGAGACGCCCGCGGCCGCGAACCAATCCCCAGTGCCGCCGGTTCCGCCGCCAGGTGTGGTTACACCGGAACCAACGCCGGTTCCGGCGGCGCTGGCAAAACTTCTGGACGAGATGGACCGGCTGAAGCAGCCGATGAAGGTTTTCAACGAGGCGGCCATGGGTGCGCGCGAGGCGCGCATCCGCGAGCTGCGCGACCAGCTGGACGCCGAATTCCCAGGCTGGCGGCCGCTGGCCGCAAAGCGGGCCACCGAGGCCGAGGCCAACCGCGCGCGCCTACGCGAGCAGATTGCGGCCGAGACCGAACGCGAGAAGAAGAACGCCGAGGAAATCGCGCGGAAGAAAGCCGTGGCCGAGCAGGCGCTGAAAGACGCGGCCGAGAAACGTAAGGCCGAGAGCGCCCGGCTGGCCGCCATCGACCGGACCGGCCGTGACCCGGAGAGCGGTTTGATTGCCGACCTGCGCAAGGTGCCGAGCCAGGAGCTGGAAAACTTCGATTGGGAAAAGGACCGCTACCTGCATGACGGCAACGAGGTGAAGCCCGAGGACATCGAGGCGATCCTGTCCAAGCGCTATGCCGACGAGGAACGCGCGGCCGCAGGTGAAAATCAAGCCGGCTACACGCTGGCCGGCCTGCTGAAGGGAAAGCCCGCCGAGCTGCGCGCGGCCGGCTTGGCCTCACCGCTGCGCCTGATGAGTCCGAAAGAGGCCCGCGACCGCGGCAGCCTGGGCGGCGAGCATGCGGCGCTGCGCGAGCGCACGGGTGGATTCGCCTACTTCAGCCGCGACGGCCTGGTGGAGGACGGCCTGGAGGAGAAGCTGCGCGAACTCGGCTTCGACGTGCCCGACGTGACGGCCGCTTACAACCTCATCGAGCGGGCCATGAACGGCGAGGAGGTGCTGCCGTTGCGCACTGAGGGCAACCAGGTGGAGTTTGCCCGCCGCGAGAATCCCCAGGAGGGCACCCCGGCTTTCAAAGAGTGGTTCCGCGAGAGCAAGGTGGTGGACGAGACCGGCAAGCCGCTGGTGGTTTACCACGGTTCCAAGGCCACATCGGAAAACGGCTTCGCTTTTGACTTCAGAAAGATCGAGGGCCGCAACGAAGGGGCTGGCTTTTACTTCACGGACAATGAACAGGTCGCGCGTGGCTACGGCCAGAACGGCATCGTGATCAAAGCCTACCTCAGCCTGCAGAAGCCGATGGCCTACGATCATCCGCCATTCAGCAAAGGCGTGCTGAAACGCCTCGTGACCAGAATCGCAGAAATGGAGGCCACGAAACAAGAGGCCGACATCGAGGATGGATTCCTCGCAAACTATGGAGATGCGCGCTCCGACGGCCTTGCGCCAACGATTGCAAAAGCCGTCGAAAGCCTCGCGCCAGAACAAACGGCGTTGGACCAAATTAGCGGAATCATCGGTTCTGGGGTTTCTCCGGAAATCGTGAATCGGGCGGTGCATGAGGTGACCGGATATGATGGCATTGTCGCTCATGGCTTCAGCAACCTTGGCGCTGGCTCGCACGGCGTGGATCAAACCATCTACGTTGCCTTTTTCCCTGAGCAGGCGAAGAGCGTGAATAATCGCGGCACCTTTGATCCGAAAAACCCGCAGATCACCTATTCACGCCGGCAGAACGCCACGGCCGACACCTCCCTGGAGGGCCGCGCGGCCGCTTGGTTCGCCAACCTGCAGGAGCTGGCCCCCGGCCTTGCCAAGGAATCCGAGCTTCGCTTTGGCAGCAGCGACGCCCTGGTGGAGCAGGGCCTTGCCCGCCGCGACGAATTGACGGGCGAAGAGGAGGCGGCCCGCGTGCGCGACTTCAAGGCGAAGAAGGAAATTTTCTACCTCTTTGAGCAGGCGCTGCGCCGGAACACCGATGACATGACCCGGCTGAACCTGCAGCACGAGATGGGTCACAGCTTTTGGGACACGCTCGACCGCACCACCCAGCAGCAGCTGAGAGAACTTTTCGCGCGCGAGATCGAGACCAAGACCGGCCCGCTTTTCGACGCCAACGGCGAATTGCGCGAGAACGTGGCCCTGGGCGCAACCGAGGACATCCAGGAGTGGTTTGCCGAGCGGCTGGCCCATGCAAACGACCGCTGGGCGCAGCGCCGCATCGAGACGGCCGCGCGCGGTGACACCCTCGTGGCGACCATCGCGGCCGCGTTCCGCCGCCTGCTGGTGCAGATGCGCGAACTGATGGAGCGCCACCTGAAGCTCGACGGTTACGACGATGCGCTGCTGAGCGATTTCCGCCGTTTCCTCGACCAGGGCACGGCATGGAACGCCGAGCCCGCCCCAGCGGCCGCCGGCCGACCGGCCGCGGCTTTTGCCCAGCGCCAGGCTGCGCGGCCGCAGGAGACCAGCCAGCCGCAACCCGAGAGGCTGAAGGAATTCCGCGACAAGTGGACGGCCCGCGGGGTGCAGAACTTTGTGACCGAGCGGAATGGGATCATCACCCTGTCAGAGGTGCGCGTGCCGGAAGGCCAGCGTGGGCAGGGCATCGGCAGCGAATTCATGCGCGAGCTGGCCGCCTACGCCGACGCCACCAACCAGGAGGTTGCGCTGTCCCCCTCGACGGACTTTGGCGCGTCATCCATCACCCGCCTGCGCAAATTCTACCAGCGGTTTGGATTCGTGGAGAACAAGGGCCGGCGGAAAGACTACCGCATCAGCGAGACCATGCGCCGTGATCCGGGCCAGGCGAGTTTTGCCCGCCGGGCCAAGACCGAGGCGGAATTTGACGACGCCCTGCGCAACTACGACAAGCTGCGCCGCGAGGCCGACGCCCAACTGCAGAAATACGGGAAGAGCGACCGCGAGCTGCTGGAGCGCCTGAGCGAGGCGCGCATGGTGCTTGAAGAGAGCTGGCCGGACTGGCGGAAGGCCGACCAGGAACGCAACGCCGAGGCCGAGGCCAACGACGCAGTGACGCCCGAACCTGAGCCCGGCATGAGCGCCGACCTGGACGAGCGCGAAATCGCCCCCGAGGCGACGGCGTGGAAGCGCTCGCGCCTGGAGGCCAGTTCATTCCGGCCGCCCGGCAAAATCAGCGAATGGATCGGCGGCCTGGGCAAACTCTTTGGCAATTTCCGCAGCGCCATCCCCGAGCTGCCCGGCGGCACCGCCGGCCGCGAGTTCACCCGCTTCCGCCAGGGCTACCGCATGCTGAAGGCGGCGACCGAGACCGTGCGCCAGGAGGCCGAGGACCGCATTGCGCACGTGCTGGAGCCCATCACCGCGCTGGGCCGCGAAGCCATCGCGCCGAATGAATACCGGCGGATCATCAACGTGCAGGCCGCCATCAAGACGCTGACCGATGACGGCAAGCAGGTGCCCGCCAAGCTCCACCGTGAACTGGCCGAACTCGAGAAAAAGCTGGATACGCTGCCCTACCACCTGTTCCGCAAGACGGTGCTTTACCGGGACCTTTGGTTCCGCACCAAGATTCTGAACAACAGCGGCGAGCCCATCACGCTGCCGATGAACCTCACCCGTGAAGAGGTGGAAGGCGCGTTGCGCGAGCTGCACGAGAAAATCGCGGCCGCCCCGGAACGCGCAGCGATCGAGGAAAGCCTGCGCCGGCACTATGCCCTGGTGAAATCTACCCGCGACGACCTGCTGGCCCGTGGCTACGTCATCCCCGAGGAGCTGCGCAACCCGCTTTATTTCCCGCACCTGATGCTGGAGAAGTTCAGCGGCCGCCTGCAGAACGTGAAGCTGGACACGGCCGAGGACTTCCGCAGCTACCTGCAGCAGCTCGTGGGCAGCGCCAAGGACATCGAGACCGATTACCTGACCGCCATGTATTACCACATGGGCCAGGTCATGGCCCACAACGCGCGCCAGGACATCGTGACCGACTACTGGCAGCCCTACGACATCAGGCCCGCCCTGGAGGAAGAGGTGAAGACGCTGAACGCGCAGCGTGCCGAGCAGGGCCTGGGGCCGCTGCACTGGCGGCAGCTCGTGGGCAAGGATCATGTCGTCTATACCGTGGACGACCGCATCCCGCTGCGGCCGGAATACATCATCAACCGCCAGGTGCTGGCCGAGCGCCTGGGCGTGGAACTGGGCGAGGGTGACCTGCAGGCGCAGCTGCGCGAGCTGGGCCTGAACGTGACCCTGACCGCGGCCGACTTTCAGGCGGCCATGGCTGCCGGTGAGAAACAGGTGTGGGTGCTGCCCCGGCCGGTTGCGGCCGCCCTCGACGGAATCCTGGAGCGCGAGAGTGATACACGCAAATTGCTGAGCCGCGTAGTGGGCGCACCGCAAGCCCTGTGGAAGAAGTGGATTCTCTACGCGCCGCACAACGTGGTGCGCTACACCTACGGCAACCTGGTGGCGGATTTGGAAAAGCTGTTCTCTGCCGACCCGGCCGTTTTTGGCCAGCTCTTGCCCGCCTACCGCGAAGTGCGCGAATTCCTGGAGGGCGGCCAGCCGAGCCCGGACCTGAAGGAAGCCTTCAAGCGCGGCGTGATCCAGAGCGTGACCGCGGCCGAGGTGGCCGACCTCGCCAAGGCCCAGCGCTTCGAGGTGTTCCTGACCAGCCCGGCAAAGCTGCTGAACAACATCGGCCGCGGCGTGCAGTGGGGCCGCACCGTGAACGAGCTGCGCGAGGCCTCTTTCCGCTACGCGAAGTTCAAGGCCGACCTGGAGCGCATGCGCCGCGGTGAATCCCCGGTCTATGCCGGGGCCTACTCGCGCGACGTGGAAGCCATCGAGGACAGCAAGCCCGGTGCCGGCGACGCCATCTATGCGAAAGCCGCGGAGATTGCCCGGAAAACCTTTGTGGACTACGGCGACATTTCCGTGAGCGGCGACGGCCTGCGCCGCTACGCCATGCCGTTCTACTCGTGGCTGGAAGGTAACTTCAAATACCACGCGAACCTGTTCCGCAATCTGGCCGACATGAGCGTGGGGGCCGGCATGTCGCAGGTTGCCCGCGGGGGCCTGGTGGCCGCCAGCAAGGTGGTGCTGCCGCGCACTGTCACCGGGGTGCTGCTGCGCCTCGCGTTGCCCTACGTGGCCGTGAGCCTGTGGAACAACAGCGGCGACCGCGAGGAGCTGGAGAAGACCCTGAGCGCCGAGGACCGCCGCCGCTTCCACATCATCCTGGGCAAAGACGACCAGGGCCGCACCCTCGTGACCTACGCGCCAACCGCCCTCAGCGACGTGGCCGGCTGGTTTGGCGGCAATGACTTTGCCCGGCTGGCCGGCGAATACTGGCGCGGCACTATCACGCTGCCTCAGGCCGCCCACGAGTGGATCAGCAACACGCCCATCGACATCCTGAACAAAGCGGTGCAGGGCATCAGCCCACACCTGAAGGCCGTTTACATCGCCCTGAGCCGGCGCAATCCCTTCCCGGACGTGACCGACCAGCGCAGCATTTCCGACCATGACCTGAACTGGGCGATCCTGGGCAGCATGACCGATGCGGCCACGGCCGACTGGGTGCGCCGCGCGGTGGACAAGAGCTATTACAGCGCCCGCGACTTTGGCGACTGGGCGCAGCAGCTCATCCTGCAGGCGCGCAAACGCGACCCCGAGCAATGGGGCTATTACGCCACCCTCGACCGCGTTGAAGAGTGGCAGAAGGCCCACGGCGGCACCGTGGATTTCGGCACGAACAACAAGGCCGACGCCGCACTGCTGAGCAGCTTCAGGCGCGCGATCCGGGCGGCCGACGTGCCGGCCGCGATAGAGTTCTACCACAAGCTGCTGGCGGCCGGTTATTCCGCCGAGCGGTTCGCGGCCAGCGTGCGCGCCAGTGATCCGCTCCAGACCCTGAAGCGAGAGCACCGCCAGGAGTTTTTTGACTCGCTCACGGCCGCCGAGCAGCAGGACGTGCGCAATGCCTACCGCTACGCGCAACGCATGGAATCCTTCAAGAACCGCGAGCGCCGCCTGTTCCCCAGTGAGAAAGCGAGCGCCGGCTACAAGGAGCGGTTTGCGGCCGCGCCGCGCGATGAACTCTTTGCCGGCATCATGCTCGACGCCAACGGCCGGACCGACGAAGAAGAGGAGATGCGAGCCGAGAAGCTACTGGGCCAAGCCCTCAGAAAGAGGTGAGGGTGGTTACAGGTTGGCAACAGTGCCCGTGCAAATCGTTGAAAAGCAAACGCCCGTGCGAGGTCTCAGAAGCCTGTGCCTTAACAGCATGGGGGTTCGAGTCCCCCCTTGGGCACCATCTCCAAGCTTTCCCAAGTCGGGA